GACAAAGAACAACATTCTTATCAAGAAGAATTGTTTACGGAAGTAATGGGAATACCCTTTAGAGGATTTAGTGATTTTATTTACAAGAAAGATAACAAACTTTTTATGTATGACCTAAAGACCAAAGGCAGAATGAGCGTAAACCATAATGATAAATTACAACAATATTTTTATCGCAAGGCATTACAAGAAACTTACAATGTAGAAGTTGAATGCTTTTTATTTATTGTAACACCTGCTAAGTCACATCTTGAACCCATAGACTTTATTGATGAATACGAGATTGAAATTAACAATGGTCTAAAATCTATGAACAAAGTATTAGAAATATGCAACGAACCGAAAGACTTTGCATATCTATACCAACCTAATGTTGATGATTTCTTTTGGCGTAGTCCTCATTTAAGAGATGCACGTAAAGACATTTGGGGAATTTAATATGGTCAGCAACAGAGGTTTTGTTGCTCCCAGAGAATATAAGTTGGTAAGATGTGAGTCTTGTGGGCGTAAATATACAAAATTTATGTCTATAAGACTTTACCAACACGAAGAAATCTATAAATGTATAAGATGCTATAACGGAGGAAAACAAAATGGCAAATAAAGACGATGAAATGAAAACTTTAAGTGAACACGCAGTTGATTGGATTTATGATGAACTTAAAAAAAAGGGATTTGTAGATTTTAACGATGGTTTAACTAGAGTAAATCTTCTGATGTGTTTTCAACATTTGTTTGTTGAAAATTATGGTGAAGAAAAATTTAAAGAATTAGATAGATTAATAAAACAAAAACTAGACGAAAATAAAAAAACATTAAACTAGGAGGAATAATGGCAAATAAAATGGTATTTATAAACTATTGTCCAGATGACCAATTATCTGGGTGTATGGTTTTATCTTACAAAGCAGAACTATGTTACAGACGACTACAAGACCTAATTTACACTAATGACGATAATTTATTTGATGATGATGTAACTTGGGAACAATCTTGTAGGGGTTTTTTAGAGGATAAAGACAAAATCAAACAAGAACTAATTAATAAACGTAAAATCTCTATTGATAATGACCTTATAAAGAACAAAAGATGCTCTGAAGAAATAGAACAGGCAAAGGAACGCCATAATAAAGCAAAAAAAGGTGCGGAGGCAAGATGGGGGGTCAAATCTGACCCTTTGAGCATCACCCAAGCATATGCATCGCATAATGCATCGGATATGCCAACTACTAACCACAAACTACTAACTACTAACTACAAACTAAAAACTAAAAATATATATACTGACGAATTTGATACTTTCTGGAGAAAGTATGTTCTTGATGAGAATGATACTAGGTCTAATAAGTGGGATAGTTTCCAACAATGGAAAAAACTAGATGAAAGTCAAAGAGGGTCTTTAGGGGTCAAATTTGTTACTTATAAGAACCAAAAAGGTGATTATTACAAAGCACTAGAAAGGTTCATATCCAAGAAAATCTATTTAGAAATAGAACCAGAAAAGATACCCACGAAAGAAGATTTCCAAGAATGGCAATTCAAAACAGATGTGGATATGAGAAAGAGGGGATTAAAGACGATGAGGTGGTCGGAAGATTATATTCGTAAACTAGATAACTTTATTGAGAACGGGACATAAAATGCAATTTTGCCCACTCTCTATCTTGTTCTTTAAATTCTACTTCTACAAACCTGTCAATGCCTTTAGGAGCATTATCAAACTTGAACAAGTTAAGAAAAAAATTGATAGATTTGTTAGTAATATGGTAAACATTCATTCTTGCAATATAGATATGAACCTCTATCTTAAAATTGTTATTATGAGAAATCAGCTATGTCCGAACCACAAAGTTATATAATCGTAGAGAATGATGACGGAACATTTACTGCCTATGTTAATTTTGGAAGTTGGTCATCTAAAGAAGAAGCAGAACACAATCTTGACTTAGCGATGAAGATGTTAGGAATGCAAATCAATACAGCACCCACAGTCCATTAATGCAAATCTATCAAAGACCTTTATCGGATATTAAACCTTACGAGAAGAACCCAAGAAAGAAACACAATATCACTAAAGTAATGAAGTCTATTCAAGACTTTGGATTTCAACAACCTATAGTCGTAGATAGAGCAGGTACAATCATTGTTGGTCATAGTAGATATTTAGCCAGTCAAGAACTAGGATTAGAAACAGTACCAGTGGTGATTGCTGATTTAAGTCCAGAGAGAGCAAAAGCATATCGTATCGCAGATAATAAAACCAATGAAGATAGTGAATGGGATTTTAATTTATTGAATAAAGAATTTACTGACTTACTAGATATTAACTTTGATTTAGAAGGTACAGGATTTGACCCTAAAGAACTTGAAGATTTCTTTACATTTGATAAAGAAGAAGAAGCACAAAAGGTCAAGTCGGAAAAACATTGTCCTAATTGTGGAACAAAAATAAAGTAGGGTACAACCTACCAAAAAAGAGGGTATGAAATGTCAAGACCAAAAAAGTATGAAATCAGTGGGGAAGTCGTAAGAAAACTGGCACAACTTGGTTCAAACAATGTTGAGATTGCAGACTACTTTGGTTGTGATGAAAGTCTATTGAGAAAGTCTTATTCCGAATATCTTAAGTTAGGCAGAGCAGAACAAAAATTACGTTTAAGAGAATTACAATGGCAATCTGCACAAAAAGGTTCTGTACCAATGCAGATATGGTTAGGTCGTAATATGTTAAATCAATCTGAGAATGGTGCTGTAACAGGTGATGATGAAGTCCTACCATTTAGTGTTGAGTAGTGCCACTAAGTAAACCTCAAAAACAAGTCCTTGAATGCGATAAAAGATTTAGAGTATTAATTACTGGCAGACGATTTGGTAAAACATTTCTAGCTGTTACGGAACTAGCAAAATTTGCACGATATCCTAAGAAGAAAGTCTGGTATGTAGCACCGACTTATAGAATGGCAAAAGACATCGTCTGGTTTGAATTAGTAGATAAACTAACCAAACATAAATGGATTAAGAAAACCAATAATTCAGATTTAAGCATTCAACTGAGAAATGGGTCAACCATATCTTTAAGAGGTGCAGACAATGAAAACAGTTTGCGAGGAGTAGGTTTAGACTTTCTAGTAATGGACGAATTTGCTGACGTTAAAGAACACGCTTGGTATGAAGTTCTTAGACCTACATTGTCTGATAAGAATGGGTCAGCATTGTTCTGCGGAACTCCGAGAGGATATGGGAACTGGTCATATAACTTATTTACTAAAGAAGATGAAAATTGGGGTTCATTTCAATTTACTACATTAGAAGGTGGTCAAGTATCTGCTAATGAAATAGAACAAGCGAAAGCAGACCTAGATGAAAGAACATTTGCACAGGAATATATGGCATCATTTGTAAACTATGCAGGACAGATTTATTACAACTTTGATAGGAAAGAAAACGTTATAGATAAATACGAACCTAAGACTGCTGAAATCCATATAGGCGTAGATTTCAATATTTCGCCAATGACAGGTGTTATTAGTGAAATACAAGGAAACAGTATTTATGTTTATGATGAAATAATTTTATATTCCTCAAACACTGATGAATTAGTACAAGAAATTAAAACAAGATATTCTGGTAAACATATTTTTGCATATCCAGACCCTGCTAGTAAACAACGTAAAACATCAGCAGGTGGTGTTACTGATTTATCTATATTGAAGAATGCAGGTTTTAATATGCGAGTAAGAAATACTCACCCACTTGTAAGAGATAGAATTAATGCAGTGAATACTAAATTGAAAAATGCTAATGGTAAGCGAACATTATTTATTGCAAAAAACTGCAAAACTATGTTAAAAGCAATAGAACGACAAATATATAAAGAAGGAACATCTGTGCCAGAAAAAGGTGAATACGACCACAGTAATGATGCTCTAGGATACCTAGTAGAGTATTTATTCCCTGTTAGACGTGATTTCACCCCATCTGCACCACAAAGATTTAGTTAATGGCAAATTATAGTAGAGATTTTTTAGTAGAACTTCACCCAGACTACGAAAGAAAGATGAATGATTGGAACTTTCATTATCGTTCTTACTTGGGTGGTCAAGATTATGAGAATGGATATTTCCTTAATAGATACATATTAGAAACTGAAGAAGAATATTTAAAGCGTTCAGAATTTACTCCCTTAGATAACCATTGTAGGAATGTCGTTCAAATCTATTCCTCATTCTTATTTAGAGTACCACCTACAAGAAACTTTGGTTCATTAACAGGCGACCCACAATTAGAACAATTTATGATGGACGCAGATTTTGACGGAAGGCAGTACAACAACCTTATTAGAGAAGCACAGATGAATGCTTCAATCTATGGTACTTGTTGGTTGATTGTAGATAAACCTAATTCCAATGCTAAGACAAGAGCAGAAGAACTATCTCAAGATATTCGTCCCTATATCTCAATCTATACTCCAGAAAATGTCACCAACTGGAAATATGAAAGAGCAACCAATGGAAGATACTATTTAACTTCTTTAACAGTAGTTGAAGATATGATGGGTAAAGATGCGATTGTTAAAGTATGGACACCCGAAGATATTACCACTTATAAAGTGGAAGAATTTACGATTGGTTATGCTACCAAGAAACCCACCAAGATTGATGAACAACCTAACGCACTAGGTAAGATACCTGCTGTTTGTTTATATAACCAAAGAACATCAAAAAAAGGAATTGGTATCTCTGATTTATCCGATGTAGCTGATTTACAAAAATCTATTTACAATGATTATTCTGAGATTGAACAACTAATTAGATTATCTAATCACCCTAGTTTAGTAAAGACACCTAATGTTGAAGCAAGTGCAGGTGCAGGTTCAGTAATAGAAATGCCAGAAGATTTAGCACCAGAATTAAAACCTTACATCATTCAACCTAGTTCTCAATCATTAGAAAGCATAATGAAAACTATTAATACTAAAGTTCAAGCGATTGATAGAATTACCCATATGGGAGCAGTGAGAGGAACAGAGAAAACAGTCAACAGTGGAATTGCTCTACAAACAGAATTTCAATTATTAAATGCAAGATTATCTGAAAAGGCAGACTACTTACAGAATGCTGAAGAACAGATATTTGATTTATATGCTAACTGGCAAGGCACAACATTTGACGGTGAAATCATTTATCCAGACAGTTTTGATTTAAGAGATTACGCATCTGACTTACAGTTCCTCCAACAAGCAAAAGCATCTGGGGTCACATCTGACACTTTCATTAAGGAAGTAGATAAACAGATTGCAAGAGCAGTTGTAGATGATGATGAAAAGATTGCAGACATAGACGCAGAGATAGATGCCAAACCTAGACCGATTGGTCAGTTTACAACCAACTTACCTACGGAAGAAGAAGGTGCGTAAAGTTCCTAAAGATAAAAAAACCAAGATACCTAAAAAATATTTATCTGGGTTAAAAGGAAACAAAAGAAGTAAACGAGCAAGTTTACTAACAAGAATATCTGCTTTATATAAAGCAGGTAAGAGAATACCTAAAAGGTTATTACAGCAAAGGACAAAAATATAATGGCAAAACAAATAGTAAATACAAATCCAGTTCTTAATTTTGATTTAGGAATTGCAATTCAAAAAGGCATTGTAGAAGATTTTTCTGGCGTTCAAAAGTTTGGGTATAATCCAACAGTCGGTGGTTCTTTTGAAACTATTTGGGACGGTGCAAATAATTATACTTATATCGCAACAGCAGGAACAGCAACAGTAACTAGTTCTAATAGTGCTAGTGATGATGGTGGTACTGTAGAGATACAAGGATTAGATGCTAATTATAATTTACAAACAGTAGATGCAACCATTGGCGGTTCAGCAACAACAGAAACATTCATCAGAGTATTTAGAGCAAGATTAAAAACAGCAAATACAGGTGATACAAATGTAGGTGATATAACTGTTACTGTTGATAGTAAATCATCAGCTATCATTACAGCAGGTAGAGGACAAACATTGATGGCATTATATACTGTCCCTGCTAATAAAAGAGCATACATATTACAGATTGATGCAGGAAGTAAGAAAGATTTAGAACACGAATTAAAATTAGTAACTAGAGAAATTGATAACGGAAATGTTTTTAATACAAAAGCATATATGACATTACGAGGTGAATTTATAGAAAAGAATTATCGTGTGCCAATTTTAGTTCCAGAAAAAACAGATATTGAAATAAAAGGAAGTGCATCAGCAACTAGTGCCATTTCAGCAGGATTTGAATTTTTCTTAGAAGATTACGATTAATGGTTAAACGCAAACCACTATCAGCATCTACAGTCGCTAACTTAAAATCAAAAGCAAAGAAATCTAAACTATTTACATTTACCGATTTAAAAGCATCTTATAGACGAGGACAGGGTGCATTTCTTTCTAGTGGGTCAAGACCAAAGATAGGTATGGCACAATGGAGTATGGCAAGAGTAAATAAACTAATCAGCAGGGGAAGGTCATCAACATTTGATAAAGACATTGTCAAAAGAGCAACCAAAAGGAAAAGTCGTAAGTCTTAGAGAATTTTACAACTGGACACACGAACAGCATAATCAAAAAAGATGTTATTGTGGCAAGTTTGCTTGTATTGGTTTTCAATATAGAGTGGGTATGGTAGAACTATTATGTTTTAAGCATTACGAAGAAAGGAAAAATGAATGCCACTTATTAAAGGATATTCCCAAAAGTCAATCGCCAAAAATATTGAAACCGAAATCAAAACAGGTAAAAGTAGAAAACAAGCAGTCGCTATTGCTTTAAGTGTAGCCAGAGAAACAAAGAAAAAGAGAAAAAAGAAATGAATTTATATGAAGAATATTTAGAACAAGCAAAGTTAGTTCATCAAGAAGGTAATTACTGGGAAGGAAAAACACTTAAAAAATATATTACTGAGATTGACCAAATCATTAAAGACAAAAATATTGATACTGTTTTAGATTATGGTTGCGGACAAGCACAACATCAACCTCAACATTGGAATATTACAAGTTATGACCCTGCGGTTGAAAGATTTAATATAAAACCAACAGGTCAATTTGATTTAGTTATTTGCATTGATGTCTTAGAACACATACCCCAAGAAGGTTTAAAAAAAGTTTTAGATGATATTTTTTCCTTTAATCAGAAACATACTTTCTTAACAGTTCATAGTGGAATAGCTATTAAAGCATTACCAAATGGTAAAAATGCTCACGCTACTGTAATGCCTCATAGATGGTGGAATAATCTTTTAAGTGATTATGATAACTACACTTTACGTTTTACCAAGTGAGAACTTTACAAGACATTCAAGATTTTATTGGTGACAAACCGATTGTCATTATTGGCAACAAAGAACCTGTTAGAGAAAAAGAATACAAAGATGTAATCGTCTTTAGAATGAACTTAGGTTATAGAGATGACCACGATGTCTGGATTAATAATCTAGCTGAAGCGTGTATTAAGAAAGAAAATTTAGATATATCTCAGCACAGTAAATATATTGTGAGATTATGTGGCGAGGACTTTGGCGTTAGATTGCAACACTATCCAGAGTATATGAAAGAATATACTTATGAATGGGACTTACGAGATTATCAAGTTATGTGCCAAGAAACCAAGATGACATTCCCCACGCA